GTCTCGCGTTCACCTGTTCTGGCACTGTATCAAGGAGACTCCCTAGTGCTAGTGATAGAACTATTGGACAATGGTTTCACTTGTGACAGACGCTGCTCTTTTAACACAGCCTCATGACCCTTTGCTATAATGTAAGCAACAGAACCGGTAGCCACATGGCAGGCTTTGGAGACTTGTTCGAGTGTGAGACCGCGTTCCCTTAGGATGTAGGCCTGCCTGCATACCTCGGGCGTATGTTTGGTGATGCGGTCGTCGTAGTCGTCGTCTGGGTCGACAACGGGAGATCCGTCCTCTGTTGTCTCGGTGCCGATTGGGTAGGACATCCAGCCGGCTTTGACTGCCTTCTTGAATAGGTTTGGCGCTTCACTGAGTAACTTGACTCGTTCGAGGTCGTATGGTGCTTTCATTGTTTGTTTAGAATGTAGGTGATGGGTCGGTGAACCGGCAGAATTGGCCTTCGTAGTGTAGGTTCACGATTCCGCATTCACCGTCTCTCTGTTTGGCGATGATGATGGCAGCTTCGCCTGAAGCCTCCGATCTGTCACGATTCAAAAGCATCACAAGGTCTGCATCGCGTTCGATCTGTCCGCTGTCTGCTAGGTCGGTGAGGCGGGGCGGCCTGCCTTTTTCCTTCTCTGACTCTCGGTTGAGCTGGGCAAGGCATAGCATAGCGACTCCTGTTTGCACTGCGATGTCCTTCAGCTTGCCTGACACCTCTGCGACCTCGTATGTGCGCTTCTCTGAACGGTCGGCTGCTTTGATCTTCTGCAGATAGTCCACAATAACCAGACGCACACCATGTTTACGCACAGCTCGTCGAACATTGGCCATGATGTTGGAGATGCTGTGAATGCTGGAGCCATCAATGAACCATAGTGGGCTGTTGGCCACCTTGCCCGATGACAGCATCATCGATTTCATTTCTCCCTCATTGAGGTTGCCGCTCTTAAGGCTCTGCATCGGGATGCTTCCAACTGTCGATATGGTGCGTCTGAAGATTGCCTCTTTGCTCATCTCTAGGCTGATGAAAAGAGTCGGCACCTTGGACTTGATCGCAGCGTGTTCTGCAATGGCGATGGCGATAGCTGTTTTCCCGATGCTGGGACGGGCTGCGATGATGGCCATCTCACGGGGCTGCAAACCGTCGGTCTTTTCATCCAGATGAAAGAAGCCTGTCGGGATGCCGGAGAGCTGTCCCTTACGGTTGAACCGTTCCTGCATCTGGTCGATGAATGACCCAGCCACCTGTTTGCTGGTTGTGAGTGTCTCTTTAGAGACATCAATGCTGAGCCCTGCTTCGGCATTAGAGACGATTTGATCGGGCTGGAGTGTCAACATAGCGGACTCGCGTATCAGACGGTCTCCAGCGTCTCTGAGCTGGCGTCTGTGGGCAGCCTCGACGATTGCCTTGGTGTAGTAGGTCAGGTTGGCCGGGCTGGGGCAGACTTCCATGGCCTGATTCCAAGCATCGAATGGGGCAGGCAGTTGGCCATAGGCTTTCTTCCATTCCTTGTGCAGGTCGGCGAGCGTTGGGCTTTTGCCTTCCTGAACCATACCTCGGATGACATCGAAGGTCAGCCTGAGTTCATCCCGTTGAATCCATTCGCTCCGAATCTCCGATACGGCATCCGATGATGTGTCAATGGTTCCATTCAGGCAGGCTCCGATCATGCCGTATTCGTCCTCGCTGGCGTGGAAGGGGTCGTTTGTCACAGGCTGTCCTTCCAGTTGAGTTCCTTTTTACCAACCGGATTTGACATGACGCCAGAAGAGCTTTGAGGTCGGTAAAGGCCTTTCCAGCCTGATGCGATTGAATGCTCTACGATAGACGGGAACTCAGCAGGCGTGAACTCACGGGACCACTTGGTCAGTGCTGCGGTCAGGCCGGTCTTTTTGTAGGACTCACGCTTCTCCGACTTGTACTGCAGCCACAGCTTGACTGCATCGAGGCAGTTCTGAGTGCGGATGCTTTCCGGCAGTTCGATGCCATGGGCGACTTCCCACGGAGACTTCGGTGTCGGTGTATGTATTATAGGAGTAGGAGATGGAGACGGAAAGCATGCTTCTGGTACCGATTCGGCATATGCCTTGGCATCGTCTGGCATATCCTCTGGCAATGCGTTGGCATGGTTTTTCCACCTCAGATTGGCAATATCCCGCTGTTTTTCGCTTCTTTCCTTCTGTTTGGTCCGTTCCTTCTCCAATCGCTTGTTCCGGTAATGGCCATCGTCTCCAGCTTCGAACTTGCTTTGGCATATGCTCTGGCAATGCGTTGGCATACCGAGGCACATCCGTTGGATGTCGAGTTCAGTCACGAATCCCTTCGACCACTGGAGGCACAGAAGCGAGATGTAGGCGCCACGTTCTTCGTTGGTCATGGTCATGGTTCCTGCCAAGAAGTCGTCGGCATAGAACTGAAAGGCTGGAGCCCTACGTTTCGATTCTTCGCTCACTTTTCGCCCTCCCATTCAATGATGCCCTTCTTGTTGGCGACAGCCTTTATGGTTACGAGAGAGAGCATCTTACACAGATCATTGATCTGGTTTATCGCAAACTTCATTGTCACTGGGTCTTTGCCATCAACAAACTGGGTGATGCAGCAGTAACCGTCTCTTGATGCGTAGACTTCGGTGTGGTCCTGACTTTGGATTTCGAGTTTCATGTATCAAACAGAAATCCCCACCAGACACAGGGTAGGAGATCGCAGGAAGGGACTGCGAATGCCTGTGGTGGTGGGGATAAAAGTTGTCATGTCCTTCGTTTGGTATCGACGCTCACCTCCTACAGCTCACGTCGACGTGGCTTTCCCTATCGTCCTGCTTCCTCGTCGTCTAGCTCTTTGATGAGTGTGCAAAACGCTCTGTGTGCTGTTGCCGGGACAACACCGTTGCCGAGTAGCCGCAGCTCGTCTGTTCGATTGTCACAGGAGACGCACAACTGGGCATAGTCCATCCTATTGGGAGTCCCATCAGCGTCTCGCACCACCTGGCATTCAGACGATACGACCCTCGGCGGCTCCCATCCGTACTGCTGCTCGCCGGGACGGCTGGGCCATGCTGCTTCACCACCGCCGTCGTCAGACTCTCCTGACTGCCCTTCATGCCTCTGGAGCGATCCTGAAAGCCCTGACGCACCTCCGAAGCTACTGGAGACGGCCAGTTTTGAGCCATCACCGCCGTCGTCAGAGTTATGTCGAATGTGCCTTTCCGAAGGAACACTTTCTCCCCCTGTTTGTTGTATCGGTAGTTGACCTGTTTGTTTGCTCCGTTTTCCGCATATGACTGAGTTGATCCATGACCTTGCCAGTTCTCCTCGTGTCGAACTGTAGGCCAGGATGAACACCCGCTTCCGCTGGTGCGGTGCACCGACTTCAGACGCGCTGAATATGCCCCACGTCGTTCTGTAACCCATTCCTGCCAAGTCTTCGATGACGTCGGACAGCCCCAGCGAGATATGTCCTTCGACGTTCTCAAAGAAACAGATCCGGGGTCTGAGAAGTCGAATACCATCTGCAATCCACGGCCAGAGATGCCGCGGGTCTTGCTTTCCTTTGCGCTGACCGGCTGCACTGAAGGGCTGGCAGGGATATCCCCCAGTGAGGATGTCCACGCGGTCACGAAAGTCCGACCAAGGGAAGGTCTTAAGATTCGGCCAGATAGGTGCTGGGTCCATGAGTCCCGCTTCCATTTTCGCAACCAGATTGCTGATGGCGAAGGCTTCGATCTCACAAAGAGCGACTGTGCGCAGATCTGGGATTGCTCGCTGGAGTCCAAGCTCAATGCCTCCGTATCCAGCGCACAGGCCAATGTGTGTAACTGACGAGGTAGAATCCATGTCATGGTGCTTCCTAGTAGCTAGGCATCAAAACATCCGCCACCTGCTGCGTGAGCTTCACGTCCTGCAGGCAATAGTCGATAGCTGCCTGGCGGTTGGTCTTCCACAGGTTGGCGAAGTCTGCGCCGTTGCCGCTCTTCTCGCCGAGTCCTAGGTGACGGCTGATGGACGCAAGGCTGCCGTGAGCCCGGCTGTCTCCGAGCTGCCACACCTCGCGCAGGTCGACCACCAGGTCGTTCCAATACCGGCCTTGGCGCAACCAGTAGGGCGGGGCAATGCGGTGGCGCCAGGAGCGTTTGATCAGGAACGGCAGGTCGAAGGCCTTGATGTTAAAGCCGATCAACCTTGGGGTCCTTTCGTAGTAGTTCAGCAGCGCCCACCATTGCCGGAGCATGGCGGCCTCGCCATCGGCTTCTGCCGACAGGACCGCGGTCTCCTGGTAGTCCTTGCGGTATCCGATGCACAGCACCTGGCCGGACATGGCATCTAGGGCTGCGTTCTTGATGTAGTCCGCGGCGTGATTCTCCTCGGCCTTCTGGATCTTCTCTGCGATCAGGTCCGGGTTCTTGATGTTGCCCAGCTTCACGTCGGCCGGATTGAATGGCGGGATGTTGAGCTGGTCGACCGGCAGCGGCCCGGTCTCGATGTCGAATATGATTGTTGGATTGGCTGGCATATTGCTAAATTGCTTGTAGTTAGTAGTTGATGCGCGTTTGTCCCGATGCGCGCCCCCGGTTACCCACGAGTCCCAGCAGAAACAGGCTGCTGGAAAGTGTGTTTAGGTGTGCTTGCCGCAGTGGATGCACGTCTTGTAGTGTCGCGGCTTCCTAGGCAATGGCTCGACTTCCAGCCATTCGCAGATTTCACGGTAGCTCTTCCAGCCAAATGACCACACGGCGCCCGGGTACAGGTGGCCGGACTTGTAGAGGGCCATGGCCTCCTCCTTGGTGTGGATGCAGAGGTCCTCCAGGATGCGGAAGGTGCGGTTGGAGAACGGGAATCCCCAGAGGGCTGTGATCTCTTCCATCTCCTTGGCGCCTTTGATCACCTGGTGGATGCGCTGCCTTGTGAGCTGCAGCCTGTCGCCGATCTCCTGCAGGGTCATGCCCTCGGAGCGCATTTGGACTACCTGGGGCACCATCGGTGCCACCTTCATGTAGACCTTCTTGGGCTTGGCCTCAGAAAGGGATGTCATCTAAAGGGATCTCCTTGTTGGCCTTGATCTCTTCGAGGCGTGCGTTGACCGCGGCAATAAGGCGCTTGTCCTCGGCCGTGATGTCCTTGTTGGCCATGGCTTTCGGAATCCACACCTCGGCCAGGCCGTTGACGGCCGACTCGGTGAGATCGGAGATCGCCGCGCCTTTGAACTTGCCGACGTGCACCTGCACCTTGGTCAGGTCGAGCTTGGCGGGCGCCTGGGGCTGCCCCTGCTCGTCCTTGGGCGGCCTGTCCTCAAGGCGTACCCACAGGCCCGACGGCTTGAGTGGCTCACCGACCTTGTGGGGCATGATGAGTTTGATGTTGGCAAACGTCTTGGTGCCGTCCTGGCTCTTTTCATGGACGATCACCACGGTGGCCGGTCGGCCGATGAGGTTGTCGAGGTTGAGGCTGGTGGTGTCCTCCGCGGTAAGGGCTCGGCCATACCAGTCCTTAAGGAACCGGGTCAGGCCTGCCTTCTCGTGCAGGCTGGCGGTCATTGGCGCCGTCATAACCACCCAGGGCTGCACCGGGTTGCGGGTCTTGTCGATTAGGTCCAGCTCGAATGCGATCTTGAACTTTTGCTTGGTGCCATACTGCGTTTCGTAGGCCTTTAGGGGCGTGATGTCGACGCATACCGCTCGACCTGTGTATTCCGGGCACGGCTCGAAGTTGCCGCCGCCCTTGTTGCTTGTGACTGTGATTCCCATGTGTTGCTGTGTTGTTGTTGTTGTTGTGTTATTTCGAGGCCTGCTTTTCGACCTCGGAAAGTTGCTTTGCCATCCGTGTGTATTGGCTCCAGTACTCGGGCCAGGTGGCCTTGATTCGGTTTAGGTTCTGCTGGTCGGCCACCAAGGCAGCGGCGCCCAGTTTCCGCACAAAGCTGCCGCCGTATTCCATCATTGTCTCAATCGTTTTCTTGTCGGTCACTTGGTTGCCTTTCCGCGTTTGCGTGTCCAGTAGGAGGTCGTTTCAATCTTCTTGGCCCGTGCTGCCTTGAATGCTGCGCCCACTTCTCCGCGGGACAGCACGCGCAGACCGTCGCCTTCACGCTGTATTTCTTTGGCTGATCTCATGGATTCATCTTCCCTCCAACCATTTCTCCAAGTCATGGAGTTCATCCACTTTGGCTTCGAGTTCTTTGATACGCTTGTTCGCTCCAGCCAGTTGCCGCTCCAACTGACGGGCGAATCCAGCCTTCACGAAGTGCTGGAACGCCACGGTGACAACCGGCTGTCGGTCTGTGCGCGGGGTTTTACTGACGACCATTTTGTTGGCGTTAACAAGATGGCTCACAGCTTGGCCTCCTTGGCTTTGTTTCTATTTTGATTGATGAAGCTAATTGGATTTGCTGAAAGCGTCTGCTTACCGCAATGGATGCATTTCCATTTTCTTTTAACATTGAATGCAACGTCCCAGTGAGAATGTGAGCCATGGAAACTGTCGTTTAGCGGTTGCCAATAATGAGAACACGCAATTCCAAGAAACCGTTTGAGTATCTTTCCAATACAATTCATTGCGCTCACAGCTTGGCCTCCTTGGCTTCTGTCCAAATTCTCACTCGGGCCGCATATTCAAAGGGGTAGATTGCTTCATCCCCCGCCTCCTCCAACCGCTTGATGCGCTCTTTTAACCGCAGGTTTTCTTCATCCAACAATTGCTGCTGCCGGATGATTGTATTAGCCGTGTCGAGTTGGCGTTCCAACCTCCTGCACAGCATACCCAGATCGGCTACGTTGTGCGGAGTGCTGTCTGATATTGGGGTGTCGCTCATTTTGCCTCCCTCGCTTTGAGCATTGCGTCGGCCATCTCATATGCAAACTTTGCAGCCAATGGTGGAATAGGGGATGAGTGCTCACCCTGCTGCCACAATTCTTTAAGCACAGCAGCCAACACAGCCGCCGCGAAGTAGTCGCGCATTGAAATACCATGGTAATTGATTGCTGGAGTAATTCCGTCCCATTGCGTTGTATGTGGAAACGCCGGTCCTCCGTCGTTGATTGGTTGGTTGCTCATTTCGATTCCTCTACTTTAACCATCGGAACAAAATCCAGACTGTTGCTCTCGTCGATTGCTATTCCCCAGCCATTGCGACGGCAGGACAGCTCGATGGCGTTGTACACTTCATTGGCCTTCTCTTTTGGAAGATAGAGGTAAAGAACCCCCCTTAGTGTGATTCGATATTGCTCTTCTGATTTAGTTTGTTTTTTGCTCATTTGAGCCCCTCCGCAATCATGGCGTGCTCAAGGATCAGCACGGCGTCCGCGGTCTTGAGTGTGATGTGCAGGTTCGGCTGACGCTGCTGCGCCAAGCCCTTCAGGTGGCCCTTCCAGCCCTTTCCGTGCGTCTTTGAGGTGCCAGCCCCAATCGTCTTCTGCCAGCGCTGTGGCGGAACCTCGATGCAGCGGGTGAGCATTGAGGCAATGAGCCCATGCAGGAAACCTACGTTGCGCCCAAAGTTGAACATCGAGGAACCCGGTGCTCCCTTGCCACCGATGTACCCGCCCACCTTCTCGATGTAGACCACATCCGATTGCGACAGGTAGTTGATCATCACCTCCCGCACGTCGCCGTCGGTGTCGGGCATTGGCTCCAGGGTGACTCGGTTATTGGCATAGTGCGCCAAGCCGCCCGATAGGCCTGGGTCGATTGCTAGGATGCGTTTCATCGGGCGGCCTTCTTTAGCCAGGCAGCTATTGCCTTGTCGGCCACGGCCTGCAGTTTGAGGCCGGCGGCGAGGCAGTATTCTCGAAGGGCCTTGTGTGTGGTAGGTGTCACGTTGATGGTTTTTGGTTTGGTCATTGAGTGAGCTGCTTGGAGATCTCTTGGCCGAGACTGGATGATGCCCTGCCCAGGAGGGCTACTCGGTGCGCCATCTTCTCGGTGACGGCCTCATGCCTCTTCCTTTCGCATTCCGACAGCAGGTTGAGGTTCGTCTTAGTGCCTAGGATCACCGAGGCCTTGAGGCTGTTCATTGCCAGCCGGTTCATGCGCTCCATTTCGTCGGCGTTGGTATTGGGAGGCGCGATATGGAAGCCAGCCCCGCGGAGGCCCCGTTGGCTGAAGTTCATTCCTCGGTGCCGCAGCACCATCCGGATGTTCAAGATTTCCATGTTAAATTCCACGGATCCGAACTTCTCCTCTAGTGCTGCCTCCATCTCCTCGGTTGTCACGGTCAGGCCATAGGCCAGCCGGTGCTCGTTGCGTTCGATCCAGTCCTTCCAGAGCGGAAGGCGCCGGACCTCTTCTTCGTCGATCATGTCTTGTGTTTCCATGTTGTGAAAGTTGCCCGGTGTTACCGCACACCGGAAAGCGTTGTTGCCATGCCCTGCCCGGCCCCGCCCTGCACTGCCGAGCCGAGCCCCGAAAAATTGTCTGAGTTACCGTACCCAGTGACGTGTTGCCTTGCTCGGCCATACCCGGCCCGGCCTGGCCTTTGCATGCCGGGCCCGACCCCGAAAAATTCTCCCGGATACCGCGCCGGGTCGCGTGCTGCCTTACCAAGCCATGCCGAGCCCGGCCATGCCCTGCCGTACCTGGCAGCGCCTTGAAAAAATCAAACCACCTCGACGGTGAACCTGCCGAACTTTGGTCGCCAGTCGCCCAGGCCAATGATGGCGCCGGCCTCCCGTGTGGAGTCGATCACCTGCGCCTGGTTGACGATGCTTTCATCGAACTCGATGGTGCAAGCCAGCCACCAGCCGGTGGGCACCAGAGGCCGGATCCGAATGATCCGGGCGAGCTGCACCTTGACGCCTTTTCGGATGGTGTAGGCCGGGTCCTCATAAATCTCCTCCTTTGACTTGCCGGCCTTGCGATGGTGCACAACCACCTCAGGCTCCGAGACAAACACCGCGGCTGCAAAGTCCTTGCCCAGGCGGCTCTTCTTGGCGCCCTCCTGGATGCAGCGCTCGATGTTGTCGGAAGGCATGACCATGCCGCCCTCGGCTTCGGACCAGTAAAGGCCGGCCTCCCATTCCAGGCGGTCGCGCTCTTGGTGATC